GGTGACGCCCTACGAATACATCGCAGGGCGTTTAGCCGCTGTGGAAACGGAACGGGCAGAGCTTCTAGCCGCCCGGACCGCTTGCCTACAAAGCTGGCGTGACGAGGGAAAATCGTTGCGAGCAATAGGGAAACTATCGGGGCTCAGTTTTGCCCGGGTGAAACAGATCCTTGACGCCGACAAATAAATCTGGTCTTGTGTGTGGTATGCCTTGTACAAATGAATGGATCGCCGTATCGGAAACGACCGGCGAAATCTTAAAAGCGTTAAACGCCGCGGCGCTCGAAATTAAACCAGTGGCGAAATCAGGAAAAGCCGCTCAACAAATGGGCGGCTATGCCTTTAGAACAATCGACGACGTAGTAAACGCCTGCTCTGGTCCTATGAACCGGAACGGGCTTGTCCTTATTCCGGCTATGACCGAAACAAAATCGGATGCGTGGAACGATAAGTGGCGCAAAGAATATGCGCGCTACCGGTTTCGCATCATGCACGTTTCCGGGGAATATATCGAAACGGAAATGGTCGCTCAGGCGCTCGACAACGGAGACAAGGGTTTAGGGAAAGCGACCAGTTACGCATTAAAAGAGTTTCTCTGCCGGATGTTCCTTATACCAACGGGGGATGACAGCGAAAACACAAACTACGGGACGAACCGATGAGCCAGCCGACACTGTGGGGCGGTATTGACCCAGAAGAAACGGGGGGCGCCTACCGGAAGGACGGCCCGGACAACAGTCTGAGAGCGGCCCGTAACGTCAAATCGGGAAGCTGGCACGCCTTCATCGCCGACACCCTTATGAGCGTCTATCCGGAAGGTTTAACGGCTCGGAACGTATCCGATCATTCTTTGGATTCTGGGAAGGGCCATTTAACACCCGAGAAAGCGAACACTCGATTAAAAGAACTACGGGACCGCGGTCTGGTGGATTTCGTTTACGACGAACACACCCACCTGCCGATTGAGGCACCAACAACCGAGGGGAACACTGGGCGGCTTCATGTGTTGACCAGACAGGGTTACAACGAAGCGCTCAGCCTCCACGCGCAACGTATCGCAGGGGTGGGACAGTGATACCTTTTGAGCTTGTTTTGATTTTCGGTTTAATGTGCGCCGGGGAAATCATGGATCGCCGGGACAGGGCATATAACGCCGCTTGGCAACTCGTATTGGATCGCACCCATCACGGCACCCCAATCAAGCCGTATGACTGGCAGATCGAGCCATGAGGGAAGCAGATCTGCAGGGAACGATTCTTGACGCTGCCACTTTGTTCGGTTGGATTGTCCAACACAACGCGGACAGCCGTCGCGCTCACCCCGGCTGGCCCGATCTAGTGTTAGGGCACCCCGAAAGAAAAGAAGTGGTGATATGGGAGCTAAAAACCGCGAAAGCGCGGGTAACCAAACAACAAGAAACGTGGCTGACGGTGCTATCAGAATCCGGTTACGAAGCCAGAGTGATACGCCCCGACGATTTGGAATGGGCCATAGACCGTTTACAACATCCGAAAAGCTGCTGGGGTAAACCCGATGTCGTCTAACGAACTCGAACTGTCCCCGGGCGAACAGGCCATTACCAAAGAAGAACGACAGAAGGCGTTTGCTGAGGACGACGCGAAACGCTGTGAATGCCACCAACTGCTGCCCGACTTGTGTCCTACGAAGTGGATGGACAAATGAAAATACTTAGCTTATGCAGCGGTTACGGCGGTTTGGATATCGCCGTAGAACAGCACTTCGCAGCGAAAACCGCGTACTGGTCCGACATTGACAAAACCGCCTGTGACGTTATGACAGCCCGTTTCCCTGATGCCCAACCGATAGGGGATTTAACGACACTCGATTTAACAATGATTCACGCCGACGTTGTGACCGCTGGTTATCCCTGTCAGCCGTTTAGCACCGCAGGCAACCGATTAGGAGAAAAAGATGAAAGACACCTTTGGCCCTATATCCGACACACCATTAGCGTTCTACGACCCCGATTCGTTGTGTTGGAGAATGTCGCAGGACACCTTTCAATGGGAGCCGCCGCCGTCGTTGGAGATCTTGCCGCCCTCGGGTATGACGCACAATGGACAGTTATACGAGCGTCCGACGTCGGAGCCCCACACCAGCGAAAACGACTTTTCATTGTTGCCGACGCCGACGGTGGAACAGGGGAGAAGTTTGACCTCGGGGATGGCGACAGGGGACGGCCGCAAACCCGGCTCGACCGGAAAGCTCGGACTAACTTTAAACGACCTAGCCTTCCTTCAGAATTTGAAAGATACAGGAAAGCCGTCACCGGGTGGCAAGAAACCACCGGCAGACGTGCGCCTGTTCCCGTCAAGGGCAGCCGGATAACTGCTGAATGGGTCGAGTGGATGATGGGGCTAGAAAAGGGCTGGGTTTGCGATATCGCCCCCAGCAAAACTCAAGCTCTCAGACTGCTCGGGAACGGTGTTGTGCCGCAACAAGCTAAACGAGCGTTGGAGCTTCTTACATGAGCGCGCAAGCGGTAGGCCACGTTTGGAAATACGCCGATTTCGGAGGCGCAAAACTGTTAGTCCTCCTCGCGGTGGCAGACATCGCCAACGACGTACACAACAACGAGATATTCATGGGGTCGGAGAAACTTGCCGCTAAGTGTCGTATGCATCCGGGCAACGTAAGGAAACGCCTAAAAGAACTCGTGGCCGACGGCTGGCTCATCGAATTGGAGCTAGGCGGAGGCATGGGGAAAACATCAAGATACCGATTTGTGCCTGTGGATATAACCGCGCCAAGTGGCGCGCAAGCTGATATAGACCGCGTCATACAGCGCGCAGAACCGCGTTCCACGGCGCGACATATAGGGAATAACTCAAATGAACTCAAAACAACGAAAGAAGATTCTGCTAACAATCACGTTGCTAGTGGTGTGGATAACAACAGCGCCCAGCACGACAGTCGCCACACCCGAGAACAGATCGAACGAAACACCGGTGGTGTCGCTAAAGCGCGAGCCGCTCTATCCCACGGCGACGACGGAAACAATGAGGAAGGTTCCTCACTTCCCCACCACGACCTCGACGCCAACAACCCGCCACCCCCGGCGAATCCCTAGAACCGTGGATTACCACCCCCCGATTACAACGACAACGGCCCCGATTTCCACTGTGGAGTTTGATATTCGGGAAATAATCTGCTCGAAACCGTGGCCGTGTCAAGAAGCGATACAGGTGGCGAAATGTGAAAGCGAGCTAAAAGCCGGCGCAATATCCAAACCAAACCGGAACGGCACACGAGACTGGGGGCTGATGCAGATCAACGACGGAGCGTGGGGCAGACGAGTGTTCGGGGATCGCTGGGACCGGGTGCTGGATCCGCAGACAAATGTGGACATGGCTTGGCACATCTATCAGCTATATGGCTGGCAGCCGTGGACGTGTCGGCCATGAGAATCATTAGCTACGGCGGCGGCGTGCAATCAACAGCGATGGTCATAATGGCCGCAACTCGTAACCCCGAATTCGAGACAGCTTGCGGAGGACCGATAGACGCCGCGCTGTTCAGCAACGTGGGCGACGACTCGGAACACCCGGCGACCCTCGATTACGTGCGAAACGTGATCCAACCGTGGGCGGCTCAACACGACTTCCCGGTAGAGATACTGGAAAAGGTACGCAGGGACGGACGCAAAGAAACACTATTGCAGCACTTGTCGCGCCCTGAAAACCGCTCGGTTCCTATCCCGGTACGCATGTCTAACGGTGCACCCGGTCGCCGTAGCTGTACCGTCGATTACAAAATCAAAGTGATCCACAAATGGCTGAAAGCGAACGGCGCCAGTAAAGACAACGTGGCAACCGTCGCAATAGGCATAAGCACGGACGAATTTCAGCGGATAGGCAGAGCCGACGACGCCCCGTTCGAGAGGAGAATTTACCCGTTGATCACGTTGGGTATGGCCCGGAGCGATTGTTACAACGTGCCAGCACAACACGACCTACCGGCACCCGGCAAATCATCATGCTACTTCTGCCCGTTTCACCGGCCTTCCACGTGGGCAGAAATGCGACGCGACGAACCGGAACTGTTTTGGAAATCAGTTGAGTTAGAACGCAAAATTAACGAAATCCGCGACGCCTCACTAGCGGTAAGAAAGCAAGAGGCAGAAGCGGCTGGCGAACGATGGAACGGGCCAGAAAGTCCTAACGTGTGGCTCACTCGATTTAACAAACCGCTCGACGAAGCGATAAGCGAAGCACAAACACAGCTACCGGGATTCGAGAGCATCGAAGAAAGCGGTTGCGATTCGGGACACTGTTTCACATGATCGCGAGAATGTGCAGCGCCGCGGGATGCCCCGAGATCATAAAAAAGGGTGGGGGGGAGTGCCCCCGGCACGCCACCCCCTCAAAACCAGCTCATGTTCGCTACAACAACGCCGCATGGAAACGCCTCAGCAGGGCGGCACGTAAAGCCCAGCCGTGGTGCTCGTTCTGTGGCTCACGGTTCGACCTAACACTTGATCACGTAGTCGCCGGAAAAGGGGCCGGGGGGTATCTGGTGTTGTGTCGCTCGTGTAACTCATCAAAAGGAACAAAAGACATACAAGAAGCCCTAGACCGGCTACGCCACCCCTCAAATCGGCCCACGGGTAATACCCCATGACCACACCAGAAAACCGCTCAGAACGCCACACAAACGGAATCACGGTTTTTTTGAGTGAACGACCCCCCCGTACACCCCGGTCCAGTGCTTTAGCACCTCGCCGCGATATAAAATTTCCAAAAAACGGTTTATTTTCGCAAAAAAGTCATGATTCTCAAAAACAATGACAAAAACCAAAAAGCCAGTCGAATTACAACAAAAACTAGGGAAACCGGGAAAACGTGACCCCGGAACGATTCATGAGGTGGCCGAACCAGTGGACGGACCGCCGCCTATTCCGGCGAACCTTCGCGACGCTGGCGCCGAGCTTTGGGTAACTGTCACTCGGGCCGCTGCCTTATGGGTATCAGAATCCGATTTACCCGCTCTCGCCCAGTTATGCCGGTTGCATGACCAATATGCAGACGTTAAACGCAGAATGGAACTAGCCGAAGACGACGACACGTTCCTTAAATACTCTTTAGAGGCTCGAAAGATTCTCGACGTTCAACGAGGCTTCTTTAGCGATATGGGGCTAAACCCGGTCAGCCGTGGAAAGCTGGGGCTCACGGTGGCTACCACTAAAGAAATCACCAGCAAGCTGGACAGGTGGCTGAAATGACCACAAAAACGACGTTGGGCGGCGACGTAGCCGAATTCGTGGAAACCTTCTGCAAACATCACCGCGGGGACCTTGCCGGGCAATACATCGAACTACGACCATTTCAACAAGAAATCATTAACGGCCTATTTGAGACAACCGACGACGGACTATGGGCGCACAAACACTGCCTAGTCATGCTGCCTAGGAAATCCGGCAAATCAGAGCTTCTCTCAGCAATAGCGATCTGGTCTCTTATCGCTTCCGGCGAATGGGCGCCCGAAGTTTACTGTGTGGCAGCTTCTAAAGATCAAGCCCGAATCGTCCTCGACAACATCAAAGCCATGATCGAACTGGAACCGGATCTGGCGTCAGCGGTCGAAGTGTATAAAGACTCGCTGTATTGTCCGCTGTCGGGTGGCGTTCTCAGGGTGCTGTCCAGTGACGGACGACTGGCTCACGGCCTAAACCCCACCTTTTGCATCGTCGATGAAACGTGGGCGCATAAGGACGGCGAACTCACCGAAGCGCTGTTATCCGGTAGCGGTGCCCGCAAACAGTCAATGCTTGTCCACATCACGACACCGGGGAGCGGTGACGATTCGTATTTGTGGAATTTGGTCGAATATGACAAACGGGTTCAAGCTGGCGAAATAATCGATCCTACGTGGTGGTCGTATTGGAATCCGCCACCGGAACAAATGGCGCACGACGATGTAGCGGCGTGGCGGTATCATCCGGCGTTTGGGGATTGGTTGGATGATTCCTATTTACAGTCGCAGGTTCTACAATTACCGGAAGGCGAGTTCAGGCGGTTGCATTTGGGTCAGTGGACAAAAGACCGCGAACAGTGGTTATCTGCCGAACAGTTCAACGCTTGCCCGGAAGCAACCATCGAGCCGGGCGACGAGGACGTGGTTTTCGCGGTGGACGCCAGTTTTGCGAACGACTCGACGGTGATTGTGGCGGCGACACCCGACAAGCGGCTTCGCGTTCTCCGCATATGGGAAAAGCCGATAGCGGCCGACGATGCGTGGCGCGTACCCCTCGACGAAGTGTCGCACCAACTGGTGGAACTGATCGAAGAATGGTCGCCCCGGGCCGTGGTTTATGATCCGTTCGCCATGCAGCACGCCATGTTGCAAATCGAATCGTTGACCGGGGCGCAACTCATCGAATACCCGCAGTCACCTAAACGGATGGTTCCGGCGTGCTCACAATTTACGGAACTGGTGTTGACTCGGACGCTTTCACATGACCACGACCCAGCGCTGTCTCGGCACGTCGCCAACTGTCATACCCGGTCCGATAGGTACGGGGTCAGGGTCACAAAAGAGAGCCGGCAAAGCAAAAGAAGAATCGACGCGGCGGTAGCTTCCATAATGGCGGTCGACGTTGCACTACGCTTGGAACCAGTGGTATTGCCACCGAAACCAAAAATCTATTAAATGCTCGGAACGTTTTTGCAGTTGCTCGCTTTCGGTCTGGCCTCGTACTTCGCGTTTGTTTTAGGCGAAATGGCCGGCCTGGGGCTTGTCTTGTGCGCGGCTCTTATGTTTCTTGGCGTGGTCGTTGAAAGGCAGCAAATGTGATAACGCGACTATTGAGGGGCCGTAAAACCGAGAACCGGGACATAAATTTCGTGATCCCATCTCGTGGCATGACGCCGCAACCGCTCACCGGGCCGCTGACCGTTAGCAACAGTTCATCGCTCACAATCCCCACCGTGTACGCCTGTGTGCAACTCATTTCCGATTCGATAGGGTCGCTGCCGTTCCACTCGTATCGGCGCGGCGAACTGGTCGAACCAACACCACGGCTACTGGAACAACCCGACCCAACAGCGACACGCATCGACACACTGTCAAGCATTGTGACCAGTTTGCTGTTAGCTGGAAACGCCTACTGCCTACTCGGCGACCGGGACAGTCTCGGATATCCACAAACAGCGATACCGTTGAACCCTGACGTGGTTTCAGTGAGAACAACACAAACCGGCGCTATCGAGTACCGGGTAAACGGCGGCGCGGTTCCGTTCGACGACGTAATGCATATTCGAGGGATGACGCTGCCGGGTGCCACGGAAGGTTTGGGCGTTGTCACCGCTACCCGGCGGTCTTTAGGCATCGCTATTGCCGGCGACGAAAT